AAGGCAAGGAAAACATAGCAAACGCTTTCGAAACACTAAAAAAGTATGGGGTACAGGTTGATTCTGGACAGACAACATCCGCTAATTCAGGGGGTTGGACAGAGGGTGAGGACGGGGTTTATCGCAAAGCTTCTAAACAGGGGTAATTATGGGTATTGTTCAAATTGAAACACCTGCTGGTGTAAAGAAGTTTGAAGTTGCTGGTGACAAGCCGACCACTGAAGAGCTTAATGAAATTGAATCACAGTTTACTTCGCAACAACCTAATGTTGTTGGATTTTCGTCATTTGACGAACTCATGGGCGCTGTTAAAAAAGCCAATGAAACAGAAGGCTTCGACTACGAAACTGGGGCTGATTCAGCATTAAGAGCGCAAATTTCATTTGGTGAAACAGAATCTGAACGTGAAGGCATTCTTCAAAAGCTGGTAGGAAAAGAAGGATATACAAGAGACAGCCAAGGCCGACTTGCTTTAACGTCTATTGGTCAAGAAATAAGGGGGATGTCTCCCTCCGAAAAAAATATTGTTATTGAAGATGAGGGATTTTCGTTAGGTGACTTAGCAGACCTTGCGGGAATTTTGCCGGAAACCATAGGTTCTGTTATTGGCGGGGTTCTAGGCACTGGCGCTGGTCTTGGGTTTGGGAGTTTGTTTACCGGAGCGGCGGGCGCTGCTGCTGGTGCCGCTGCTGGTCAGGGTTTAGAGGAGCTTATTGAGGAAGCTCTTGGTATACAAAAACAATCACTTCCTGAAGTTTTAGTTGATATGGGTCAAGAGGCTGCATTAGCAGGTGTTTTAGATCTTGCTACCGTTGGCCTTTGGAGAGCAGGGAAAGCGGTTGTTGGCGGCGGTGCAAAAAGGTTGACTTCTCGTGGCGAGTCTATAAGTCCAGAAATGGGGGCTGATCTCGTGGGCAGGGGGTATAAGCCAAGCCTTGAAAGGCTCGGCGCACCAACAATTTTAGCAAAGGGAGCTAAGTTTGCGAAGGGCGCTACAGGAGACGTTTCCGATATTGTAAACAATACATCAGTTGCTATTGCTGAAAAAGACGCTTTTTTGCAACAGCTAAAAATATTTGGCACTGACGAAGCCGGGGAAGCGTTTATAAATGTTGGTACAAAAAAATTCGCAGAACTTCAAGCAAAACAAACAGCGGCTCAAAGGGCTGCTATGAAGACCGTGCAGGAAAGCATTGATCTTGTAGAGCGTTCTGTTGATGAAGGATTTAGTATTAATAATGAAACGCTGAACGCAATACACTCATCTTTTAAGAACTTTCAAGATGTAGCTGTCGGAGAATTTAAAATTCTTGACGATATGGTGGGGCGTCTTGAGTCTTCACAAATATCTGATGCCATTACCGTGAACGGAAAAACAAGAATTGTTCCAACAGATATTTTAAAGCAGGCAGCAAATGATCTCATTGAAGCAACTGGATCCGCAAAAGTTTTGCCAGCAGAAGTTCAAATTGCTTTAAAGGGAATAGACGATCTTAATAAGACCGGCAAGGCGTCTTTTGCACAAATAGCAACGCAAAGAAAACTTGTCAACGATGCCTTGTTTGAAAAAAATTTAGGCCCCGCAGCAACCGAACAACTGTTCAAGTTACGCGATTCTTTTGATTCAGCAATATCAGCAGACTATCTTACAAAAAACTTAAAAGGTCTTTCAGGAAGTCAGCGTACTCTTGTAAATTCAATTAATAAACAAAGAGATGTAGCGTTTGCTAATTACGCCCAAGGAATGAAAAAATTTGATGACTTGCGCACATTTGGAATTGTTCGTGACATTAAACAATCAATTAAACAAGATGGTAAGTTTAATGCTGATCAATTCTTTACAAAAATTGTTCGTAAAGATTCACCTGAAAGATTAAAGGCTGTGTTGAACGCTGTTGATGATCGTGAACTTGTACGCTCTCAATTAGCTAGATCTTTTCTTGACGATGCAATGTCAAGAACTGGCGTTGACATGATGAACCCAAATAATTTTAATGGCGCGTTGTTTCGTAATCAAATAATGTCATTAAAAAGCACCGGGAAAGAATTGTTTGGTGCGGAATGGGGTAATGTGCAAAAGCTGGCTGAAACAATAGCTCAAGTTAGCGTGAAAAACACGCCTAAAGAGAGCGTTGAAAATATAATGAAGCTAAATGCTGATAGGTCTATTGTCGATGCAATGCAAGATCTCGTTAAAGCAACCAATGATATTGGTCAGGCTCAAAAGCTAAAGGCTATGGACAAGCTTGCAAAAGGAGACTTGCAACCAGATGAGGCTGTATCGAGTTTAATCAATTACAAGACATCTTTGTCTGATTGGCAAAAAATAAGAAATGTATTCAGAGAAAGTCCACAAGAATTGCTTGAAGTAAGAAAAGCAATGATTGAAAAAATATTAAGCGCGGTTAACGAGGATGTTTTTACATCACCAGCCGCTGCTTTAACCTTAAAAAAAGAGCTTGGCAATTATAAGCAAGGGGTTTTGCAAAAGGTTTTAAGTAAGCCTGTCTATGACAACATAAACAAGTTTGCGGATGAAATGATATATTTAGGAGATGTAGGGAAAGAGGGAGCTATTGCTCAAGCTGCGGTTACGGCTAAGTTAACATCAGACCCGGTTGGCGCATTTAAGCAAAATTTAAGAATGAAAAGTATGGCAACTGTATTTTCTAATCCGACTCTTATAAACTATTATGCTGGTAAAGGCGCTCCTACTGCAATTTCCAATGTCAGTGGCGTACTTAACGCGATAGGAAATACAATTGGAAAAACAGCCGCAACAATAAACTCTACAAGACAATTTGGAGTAAGAGCTTTAAACGAGCAAATGAATAGAGAAATTGATGCCTACAACACATCAATTAACCAGCCACAAAAAGATCTTCCAATGTATGCCAGCCCCGCACCAACACCTGTGCAGTCATCTGGTTTGGGATCTGTAGACATAACTCAGCCGCAATCATTTACGCCCCTTTCTATAGGGCAAATGGCGGCAAGCGATCCATCTGTAGCTGACGCCCTCGGCATTCGCGGAGCAACAGCAGATTTGTTGAGAAGATAATGAACAAAGATCAGTTAAGAGAAGAACTCGCAGAAGACGAGGGCTGTAAGTATTTGATTTATTTAGATCATTTGCATCTCCCAACTTTTGGCATAGGTCACTTGATTAAAGAGCATGACCCAGAGTATGGTGAACCTGTTGGCACTGAGGTATCAGAGGACAGAGTTCGCAAGGCGTTCAATCTAGATATTGCAGTTACCATTGAGGACTGTCATCGCCTGTGCAGCAATGTCGGGGTAGACTTTAACGAGCTTGATCTGAAGTATCCAGATGCAGCCCTTGCATTATGTAACATGACATTCAATCTCGGCTATCCGCGCTTTAGCAAATTCAAGCGCATGTGGGCAGCAGTAGCAGAGGCGATGGAAGACCCAAAAGCGTGGCTAGAAGTGGCCTCAGAGGCAGAAGACAGCCGTTGGTTTGATCAGGTACCTAATCGGGCTAAAAGGCTCACAGCACGTTTTAGGGCATTGGCAGATGGCTAAAAAAGTAGAAAATGTTCGTATAGCAAGGAAGCGCATTCGGCGTCCGGGGCAGCACAAGAAAAATGTCAACAAGCGAAACAAAATCAAACAATTCTTCGGATAGAACTTATTACCGTCATTGTCCTCGCTGCGGAAATAAATTACGAACAATTGTTGTACATGGACACGAACAGTGTTTAGAATGTGATCAAGTAATTTATGATTGTTGCCAAGGGGAGCAATGCAATCCTTAATTCACTTTCAAATGTAGATAATGGCGCAATAGGAGAATACATATGCGCTCTCCGTTTGCTGAAGATGGGTGTTCAGTGCCGCATTGTTAATATGGGTACGTCTGACATAATTGCAGAGCTTGATGGAAGAATTTATCGTATTCAAGTAAAATCAAGCCAGCTAAAACCAAGATACGAAACAGACAGAAGCGGCAGTGGCTATCAATTCATAACGTCAAAGGGGGGCAAGAAAACACGACTGACAGAAGACGATTGTGACATTGTTGCTATGGTCGCTCTTGACCTAGAAAACATTTGGTTTTCCCCTATACATAAGGCAGCAAAGCAGATATCGAAAAGAATCCATCCCAGCAAGTTTTGCGAAGATACGATCGAAAAAACGTGGAAAGATACTATTTCTTATCTGGATAACTTATAGCGTTCTTTATCTCTAGCTTACACACTTCACAGACAGCAGGCTCTTTATTGTAGTCTACCGCTGTGCGACAGCGCGGACATT